GATGGATGCAATGAAAGCCTACATCGAACTCTACCTGAAGGGAGGCCGCAGGGCCTTTGTGGACATTGGATCCATACGCGCGATCTTTACCGGCGACGGTCATGACCGGGCATCGATTGTGCCCCCCGAACACCCGCTGACCATCCTGCTGGACAACGGGACGGAGTTTGAATCCTACGGGATCAGTGTCCAGACCATCATGGAACAGCTGCAGATGCATGGGAGGATCGCGGGATGTCTGTATCTTCCGACGTAACCATCGACACCACCCCCAGCTGGCTCCCGGCGTTCCGGATCTTCCTGTCCAAGGTCAAGATCTCGTCCAAGGAAATGAAGGAACCGGGCCCGATCACGCTCTACCGCGCGCAGGAAATATTCCTGAACGAGCTGGCCCAAGGCGTGCGCGGAGGCACCCGGCACTTCGTGATCCTGAAGGCCCGCCAGCTGGGCATGAGTACCGTCATGCTCGTGCTCGATCTCTTCTGGCTCTACATGAACCCAGGGCTTCAGGGCGCCATGATCGCGGACACTGCGGACAACCGCGAGAACTTCCGCAAGCAAATGGCCGACATCATTGAGACCCTGCCCAAGGGGTGGCGGATCCCGATCGTGGCCCACAACCGCAATGAGCTTCGTCTCGCGAACGGATCGGTCCTCCAGTACATGAGCGCCGGTAAAGGCCGGAACTCTGGCCTGGGTAGATCCCGAGCCTTGAATTTTGTTCATGCCACCGAAATCAGTTCCTGGGGTGACCAGAAGGGGATCGACTCCCTGATGGCCGCTCTGGCTGCCGAGAACCCCAACCGGCTCTACATCTTCGAGAGCACGGCCCTGGGCTACAACGTGTTCTTCGACATGTGGAACGAGGCGAAGGAAAGCCAGCCCACGCAGAAGGCGGTGTTCATCGGCTGGTGGGCCAAGGACATCTACCGCTACAAGGAAGGCTCGCCTGAGTTTGGCAGATGGTGGGATCCGTATCCTCAGGAGACTGAGGCAGAGGCCGCAACTTCTCAAATGGTCGAGGAGATCTACGGTTGGAAAATCACTCCTGAACAATGGGCATGGTATCGGGACAAGGCCGACAAGCGGTCGCGTGAAAGCCTGCAGGAAGAATTCCCCTCGACCGAGGACGAGGCGTTCGTGGCCTCCGGCTACTCATTTTTCAACAACGACAAGTTGAACGCCGACCTGAACTTCATCCACAACCACAAGCCGGGGTTCAACGGCTTCAACTATCGCCTGACCGACAACTTCCTGACCATGGCCATGGAACCCGCTGTGGATCCTGACAATCTGGACCTGAAGGTCTGGGAGCCCCCGAAGAAGAATGGGGTGTATGTTATTGGGGTAGACCCGGCCTACGGACGCAACTCCGAGGCCGATCGGTCTGTCATCAGTGTGTGGAGATGCTTCTCCGACAAGGTCATACAGGTAGCCGAATATGCGACCGCAATCCCCGACACCCGCCAAGTGGCGTGGGTCATGGCCCACCTTGCCTCTGAATACCGCGACTGCATCATCAACCTGGAAATCTCGGGCCCAGGCTCACAAGTCATGCAGGAGCTCACCTCGCTGAAGCAGCTGCTCAGCTGGGGGCACCTGAAAGAGCCGGCGAGGAGACTGCGGGTCGAGGACTGCCTGGACGGAGCCAAGTGGTTCCTGTGGCACCGGCCTGACTCAATGGGATCAGGCTACGCCTACAACTGGTCCACCACCTACAACAACAAGCTGCTGCTGTTCAACAAGTTCCGGGACTACTACTCGACCGAACAATGCGTGGTCCGATCGCTGGGGCTCCTCGAGGAAATGCTGACCCTGGTGCAGGACGGTGACCGGATCGCAGCCTCGGGCCGCAACAAGGACGACCGCGTCTTTGCGGCAGGGCTTGCGATCTACGCCTGGGACATGTGGAGGCGGGTCGGCATGATGGCCGAAAACCGCACCTACCAGCGCGAGACCGCCGAACAGGCCCGCATTGAAAGCACCGACCAGGACCATGTCCTTGGCCACATCATCCCGGACTTCTTCAAGTCTCAAGCCCAGGCAAGGCAGCAAGCCTACCTGAATTCATTGGACGATTGATCATGGCCATCTACGGAACCTACGCATGCGATGACTGCGACGTTGAGTTCAAGGGCTGGCGCGAAAGCGAGGGCCCTTATCCTGATTGTCCGCACTGCGGAACCAAAGGTGGCTGGGCCCCTCAGGCCCCGAACATCATTGGGGTGAAGGCCAAAGCTATCGACATTGCGCAGAAGGTCGCGGAGGAGACGTTCGGTCTTACGGACATGAACGACAACAACCGACCGGGGGACATTGTGGCCAAGGCCCCTTCCCCGATCCAGACCGCGGAATCGGAGGCCATCACGCGCGAGTACATGGCCATGACCAATGCCCCGCCCGAGGTCGCGCCTCACTTGCAGGGCTACGTGAAGAGTTTTTTTGGCGCCGCTGAGGCCGGCAACATGCCAGCTGCCAATCCCATGGCGCAAATCCAAGGCGCTGCTCCAGCAGCTGCGGAAGCCAGATCCCAAGGCGTGGATCCGATCGGCCTGCTTCACAAGTCGAAAACGATGGCAAGATCGGGTATAAACAATCTGACCGTTGTTGCTAAGGACTCTGGAAAGACATGAAGCTCCCCTCACGGCACATCGGACCCTGGACCCGCGAGATCATTGACGAGTGCATGGTGAGCCGGGAGGCCCGCCGCACCCAAGGGCGTCAGATGACGAGCCTGTATTACAACGGCTCCCTGTCCGGATCGGCCAAGGACAACCTGTGCTACAGCCACATCGACAAGCTGAGCTCGTATCTGTTCAGCCCTTCCGACGTGCGTTTCGATGTCACGTTCGAAGCCGACGAGACGCAGAAGTGGATGGGCGCCGCCGATCTTTCAGCTCGTCACCTCACGCGTGAATTCCGCAGAACCCGGTGCGGTCTGGCCTTCGCCCAAGCTGTGGACATGTCCCTGATCAAGGGCTGCGCGATCATCAAGCTTCTGTGGAGCGCCAAGGGCTACCAGACGCAGATCATCAAGCCTGAAATGTTCGGCGTGCTGCGCGAGGACATCGAGGATCTGGACGAGCAGGACGCGTTCAATTTCAGCTACTACATGACGCCTGCCCAGTTCGAACGGATGATGCTGGGCCATCCCAAGGCCAAGGAAATCAGCGCGGAGGTCATCGATCGCAACGCGACCATGACCCGCGAGAACTTCGAGCAGGACTACTTCCACGAGATCGTCGTGGGCGGAACCCAGCCCATCAGCACAACGGGCTCAAACAATCAGCGGGGATCGGTCTCGTACCAGAGCGTGCCAACCCCAATGCTCTCGCCAGAAGTGGCCAGCCAGCTGATCCGCATTGATGAATGCTGGATCATGAACGACGACGCACGCGATGGTCAGGGCGACTGGACGTGCATCCGAATGGTGGGCGATGTCGTAATTGATGGTGAGTACCGCTATCAGAACCTGTGCGACATCCCGGGCCACAACCCGTTCATCAAGGTGTGCCCCAACGAGGTCGCAGGCTATTTCTGGGGCCGGTCTGAACTGGCCACGGTCCAGAACCCGCAACTGTGGCTGAACGAGCGTCTGGACGACCTTGACCGAATCTTCCGCCGCCAAGCCAACCCGGCCAGATCCTTCACCGGCTTCTCCGCGATCACCGACGAGAAGGCCCGCATCCTGGGATCTCCCGGCGGGATCCTGACGGACGCCCAAGCCCCCAACGCCAAGATCGAGACCCTGGCTCCCCAGATGCCGCCCAACGCGCTGGAATACATCCAGATGATCCGCAAGACGTTTGAGGACGCCGGCGGGTTCACCTCGACCACCTCTGGCCAGGGAGACGCAGGCGTCAGGTCGGGCGCGCAGGCCAACGCCATGCTGAAGACCTCCAGCCCTCGCCTGAGGGACCGGGCCCTGATCGTTGAGGATCAGTGCGCAGCGCTGGGAGATCTCTGCCTGCGCATGTCCCAGGTCAAGGACGCGCGCGTGTTCTCGTTGCCCAAGAAGGGCGGGCTCGCCGGCATGTTCTCAAGCGTGAACGAGTTCATGCTGAGCCAGCTGCCCGACGATGCACAAGTC